GAAACCGTTGAGGCAATGGTAGATAATAACCTGCCAGATAACACAAGTAAATTGTTTGATGTAGGTAAAAGTTACCCACCACTTGAAGAAGTTGAAAGATTAGCTAAATACAAGCGCGGTAAAAAGATATTTGACGGTAAAACATATGATGTTTACAACCGTTACCCGTACGCTGCTTTAAATAAACCAAGCTACGATGAGAGCCATTTGTATGGTGTTTATAACCGTGCAGAAAAGTTATTTAAAAATACGCCTTATCAAGATCAATTGCGTAGCCTTTATGTTGCGATTAACTTGGTTGATATTTTAATAGTAAAGCCTGGAGATTTAATGGTTGGTGAACCACCTACCTACGATTCAACAAAACCTGATGATAGCTATGAGCAAGAACGCCTTAACTCAATTATTGAAGAAAATGACCTTAACACGCTTATTCACGAGATTGTAACCGGTGCAGGTATTAGAGGCGATAGTTTTATTAAAACATACTATTCATACCGTCAGGATTTTAGTGATGTGCCGGCTGGCGTTAGCTTGCCTACAAATATTAAGCCTGAGCCGATTGTTGAGGCTGTTAACGCAAACTACGTATTCCCTGAACTTTCACGTGGTTCAAGTAAACGCTTTAAAGCTATTAATATAGCAACATTAGAGTGGGTTGAAGAAGGAAAGTTTGAAGTACCGTACCTTGACGTTGAAAGACACGTACCGGGCGCTATTATTTATGAGCGTTTTAGATTACGTACTAATGGCGTAGATAACCGTTATGGTGTACCGATTGAGTTGTTTGTTATTGACGAGCAAGTGTCAACCGGAAGAAATGCCGATGTCGTATCAACTGGAGTCGCTCACCCTTTAGTGTTTCATATACCGTATAAGACAACCGATGATAGCTGGCAAGGTATTTCAGCGATTGAAAAAATTGAAAGTGTACTTGCGGCAATTAACGACCGTATTGCGCAAATAGATTTTATACTTTGGAAGCACTCGGATCCTTCAATTAGTGGTCCAGCCCTTGAAGGTGAAAGCGTACAGTTTGGCGGTAAGTATATTGAAATAGGAAAAGAAGACCCACGCCCACAGTACCTTGTTTGGGATGCCCAACTAGAATCAGCGTTTAAAGAGCTTGAACTTTTAATTGGTACAGTATTTCAGATGAGTGAAACACCGCAGTTTATTTTTGGTACAACGCTTGCTGGAGAAGGAAACGCGGCTGGTGGTACATCGCACACCACAGGCGATGCCCTAAAGGTAAGATTTTTCCCGCTAATTTCAAAGGTGAAACGGATACGTATGCACGTTGATAAAGCGGTGCGTTATGCTCTTTGGACCGCACAACTGCTTGAAAATTACGCAAACAATGAAGTTGACGGATATGTACCTTACGAGGCGCAGTACCCAAATATTAACTGGCGCGATGGATTACCGCGTGATGAGAAGACACTTGCAGAAGTGGCTCAAATACGTACTGGTGGAAAACCAACACAGGCTGTTATTGACGCGATTAAAGAGCTTGATGAAGTAGGCGATGTTCAGGCGAAAGCACACCTTGAACGCATTAAAGAAGATGAAACGGCTATGAACGATTTTGCTGCGCCTGATTTACTTCAACCGCCGAACAACAAACCGAAAGTAGCTGATAACGTTGGCGATCAAAAGGTATGATGAAGACGTAGACAAGCTGGTTGAAAAATACCGGCTTGCTACAAACCAGATTAAAAGTGTACTAGAAACGCTTAACCTCAATAACTATGCGCAAACAAAAAAGCAAGCAAGCACAATTGATAGCATTTTAAATGAACTAGATAAAGCAATTAAATTACTGCTTGTTGAACATTTTGAAAATATTTTAAAAGATAGCGTAAGTTACACCCTGAAAACAATTGGAAAAAGCGACTTACTAGGTGTAGAAGTGCAAGCACCAAAAAGCGTTAAAAACTTACAAGATTCATATGAAAACGATACAGTGGCTGACTTGCAAATGATTACACAAAACTTGCGGAAAAAAGTACGTGCTAATATACAACGTGCACAAAGTAGAGTTTTAGCAAGTAAAGATAGTGAACCATTTGTTAGAACGCAGCTGCTTGATAGTGTGAATTTTGGAATGGTAGATAGTGCCGGTAGGCGCTGGAAACCTGAAACTTACGCAAAAGTGGTAGCTGAAACCAAAACTTACAACTTTTATAGAGACGCAATACTTTATACAAGTTTAGAAAACAAGATTGAATACGCTGTCATTTCAAGTCACGGGGCAACCGATATATGTGCCCAGTACGAAGGAAAGATAGTGAAGTTCAAAGCCGATGCACCCGGTAATTACCCGCTTTATGATGACCTTGTTTATAGCGGTGAGATTTTTCACATTCACTGTAAACACGTACTCATACCGATTTCATCACCGGATAACGTACCGGATGATATTTCAACACTGACGCATAGCCCAAGTTTTGAAGCGATTCAACTTGGCTTAAATCAGGATTACTAAACCCTTGACCGAACATTGACGTCAATAAAAGCAAATGGAGATATGCGCGACGGCGCTTAAACGGGAGGAAACAAAAATGAACAAATTTCTTTTACCTTTAAACTTACAATTTTTTGCTGCTGATGACGGCGGAGCTGGCGGCGGTGAGCCTAACCCGACACCGACTGAACCAACACAACCTAATGAGCCTGTCAAAACATTCACACAAGATGAGCTTAATGACATTATTGAAAAACGATTGGCACGTGAACGCAAAAACTATGCTGACTATGACGAGTTAAAATCAAAACTAACAGATTATGAAAAGCAGCAAGAGGAAAAGCGTTTAGCTGATTTAAGTGAAAAAGAGCGCCTTGAAGAATTGTTAAAACACGCAGAAGAGGCTAAGTCAACCAAGGAAAAGGAATACGATAATTTGCTTGCGCAGATCAAGCAAGAACGCCTGCACAACGCATTTATCACAAAAGCTAACGAAAAGAATGTTGCGTATATTGACGCCGCACTTAAACTTGCTGACCTTTCAAACGTTCAACTTACCGACGAAGGAATTACTGGGCTTGATGAAGTCATTAACCAATTAGTAGAAGCTAACCCGTTTTTAGTAAAAGCGGCTAAAGAACCTCAAACGATTGGCGGACCAAATAACCCAACACCCAGCAAAAGCGACAAACCAAAAGAACAGCTACTTAAAGAGGCTGCTGAAAAAGCTCGCCTTTCCGGTAAAGTAGAAGACAAAATTGCTTACGTTCAACTTAAAAGAGAACTAGGTTTATAGGGAACATTGTTTTCCTATGAAAAAATTAAAAAAATTAGGAGGGTATTTTAATGCCACAAATTTATAATCAAGATTTAGTCGGCAAAAAGTTGTCAGTTGTAGACGAAATTTTGCTTTTGAACCCAAATCAAACACCACTTATCAACCTTTTAGGATTTGCAGCACCTGTAACTCAAACTTCACATACTTGGTATGAAGATGAAGTATTTGCGGTTTCTTCTACTGCAACTGCTGCTAAACTTGCTACTGACACTGCAATTGTTGTTGCTGATGTTGAGCCTTTTAGAGCTAATCAAGTTGTTAAAATTGGGGACGAGTTCCTTTTAGTTACTGCTGTTGATACTGTTGGAAAATCTTTAACTGTACAACGTGGTTATGCTGGAACAACTGCCGCTGCTATTGCTAATAACGCTGAAGTAGAAGTACAGTTTGTAGAGTCAGTTGAAGGACTTGACGCACGTGATGCGAGATACAAAAAGCGCGTAGCTGTTTCAAACTTCACTCAATTATTTGATGACACTATTAAAATCACTGGAACTGCACAAGCTGTAACTCAATACGGAATTGGTGACTTATACGAGTACGAAAAGCAAAAGAAGCAATTAGAACTTGCGCTTGCACTTGAAAAAGCACTTATTGGCGGTATTGCTTACGAAAACGGAAATGTACGCTATATGAAGGGTATCAGAAACTTCATTCAGTCAAACATTACTAACGCTGGTGGTTCTGCATTAACTGATGACCTTATCAACGATGCTGCACAAGCTATTTACGAAAAAGGCGGTTTTGCTGGCGGTGGCGAACACGTAATCATGGTTCCTGCGAAGCAAAAACGTGCGATTTCAGACTTTGGCAAAGCAAACATTCGTTTGGAAAGACTTGACAACGGACGTGGTTCCGTAGCTGATTTCTTCACTGGAGATTTTGGTCGATTCGAAATCGTATTAAACCAAAACTTAAACAGTGACGAGCTAATCATCATGGACAAAAACCGTGCGAAAATCCGCCCATTAAATGAGCGCGAATTCTTCCACAAATACCTTGGCGAAACTGGTGACCATACAGATGGTATTTTAGTAGGAGAGTACACACTAGAATTCAACCAAGAGAAAGCCCACGCACGCATTAAAGGTTTAGCTTAATATAGGATGGGCAGGGGTTATACCCTGCCTTTTCTTTTTATGGAGGTACACTAAATGTTCAAATTTGAGTCACGTTTTAAAGAACTTGCTTTTTATGTAGAAGGCAAAAAATATAAATTTGCAAACGGTGTTTTTAATACCGAAGATAAAAAAGTAGCAGAAGTGCTTAAAGCATTAGCTGATGTTGTACTTGTTGAAGAACCAGCGGAGGAAAAGCCAAAACCAAAAGCCTCTGCAAAATAATGGAGGTGTGTTCATTTGGCAATAACCCTTTTAGCAGCGGATACTTATGTTCAGCTAAATGTCATTGATATTGAAGACTGGATAACAAGTGACGAAGAACGCAAAGTACGTATTTTAAACGTAGCTAAACGCACCATTGACGTAAAATTTCAAAGTTATATTGAAGACAACCCCGATTTCATTATACCTGATGAGGCTGTTTATGAATTTTGCCCTATACTTGCATTACTTTTCAACGATCAGAACAAGCATATGTTAAACGGAGTTTCACAGCTTTCAGCAACTGGTATTGCCTCATTGATGTTCAAACAAGATAGCATTAAAACACCAGGAGAATACAGTTTAGCCGATTTCATACCGCAAAGCGCCCTTAATATGATAGGCAGTGCAAACGGAATTAAAATTGGCGGTAAACGCGTGAAATGGACGGTGATTTAAGATGGCGTTTGTACCACTTAATCAACGCGTAGTTATAGAAAAGTCAGGCGCACTTGATGACTGGGGTAGACCCATTGCCGGTGAGCGAATCACTTACAAAGCACGTGTTGAAGAGGAAGATAAGGTTTCACAGTCAGCCGGCGGTGAGAACCACGTTTACAGTATAGGTTCAGAATCAACCAATGAAAAGTTTAAAGTTCATTTAGAAGGGCTTGTCAGTGTCACAGAAGATGATACGGTTTATTATACGAACGAATTAGGTCAAGAGTTTAGTTTCAAACCAAAACGAATTGTAGTGAAGAGATGGCTTTCAGGTAAACCGCTTTTCACTGTTGTTTACGGGTGATGTTATGGGATTTTCATTAAACGGAGATTTTTACCGGTTAAAAGCAGCCATTAACGCAAGCGCACAAGCAGCCCGTGTTGGAATGAACAACGGCGTTAGAACAGCCGGTGATTACGTATTAAACGAAGCACGTCAGATAGCATTACTTGATACCGGTAATTTACGTAAGAGTATGAAACGAGATAAAAACTCAAAAGGCGGTGCGGGTGGCGGAACCTACATTTCAGTCATCAGCTCAAATGCGTATGCAAAACGTGGGAAACAAGCAGGCAAGTTTAACTATGCGTTTTATCACCACGAAACAAGGCAAACAGCCGCAGGACTTACGCCCGGTACAACCGGAATTCATATCAAAGTCATTATGCAGAGTAAACAGCAACAAATTTTTAAAATTATAGAAGATGAACTTGGCAAGCAATTGAAAGCAAAGGGGTGGTAATGTGGATATCATTAGTTTATTAACAGCGCTTGAAGATTTTATTAAAGCAGTTTACCCAGCAAGCAATATTTACAAACAAACGATACCGCTTGACCCACAGCCTAACTCATTTGTTTTGCGAATACAAAAGAATAAAAGAGAAGTAGATACTGCTGCCAGTTCACTTGTAGCACTTGAATTTCAAGTTATTTATTATGGAACTGATGTGGTTGATACGCTTGAAAAAATAGATAATTTTTCACATCTTGTTTACCAAAACAGCGTATTGATACCGATACTTGATACCGGCAGATATATGCGGTGTGAAGATTTTGCTTACACCGAAACGGTGAAAACCGAAAAAGGTGTAGATTCAGTGCTTGGTATTTTAGCGGCAAACGTACGCGAAATGAAAGACTTACCAAGTGTGGAAGCTATCAAGAATTTCAATATACGAATTCAGTAATTTGAGGAGGTACAAAAAATGGCAAGTTGGGATCAAAACGCATTACCTTCAAGACCCGGTCTTTATGTAAATATTATACAGGCAGCACAAACAGCAGCCGCTGGAGCAAAAAAGGGTACAGTAGCACTGCCGCTTGTTAGTTATAGTGGAACTGCCGTTGCACAAAAATTTTACGAGGTTAAATCAGAAGACGATGCGGCAACTTTATTTGGCGCTGCTAATATTCAGTCAATTAAATTTGCACTTGCTGGAAACGTTGAAACGGTTTTAGTTTATACCCTTCAAGCAATTGATGGAACAACTGTAACCGAACAAATTGCGTACGATGACGCAAGAGCTAAATTTGACACACGCGTATTCAACGTATTTGTTTATGACGGCGAAGTATCAAGCGCTGAACAAGATAGAGCACTTGCTTGGGTACAAAACGCACGTGAAGAAGGACGTAACTATTTTGTAGTATTTGGTGGATCAGCAACTGATGACCAAGACCCTACAATTGGAAATGCCCGTTCAGTACGATTAAAAGATGACTATTCAATTAACCTTATCAATGGCTCGTTCATTGACGGCGTAGAATATGACAGTGCGAAATATGCACCGGTTGTTGCTGGACTTGTTGCAAGCTGCGATTTGAATAAATCAATTACGTACACAGAAGTAGCTGTTGACGAGCCTAACCGCAGACTTTCAGTTGCAGAAGCTAAAACAGCGCTTACTAACGGTTCACTTTCACTTTTACACGATGGTGTGAAAACGAAGATTGAACAAGGTATTACGACAAGCGGAAAGAAAATACGCGGTGTACGTGTACAGCAATTTATTATTGAAGATTTAGGGCGTGAAGTTGGAGATAACTATATTGGTAGAGTGAATAACGATACCGATGGTCAACGTTTCCTAATTTCAATGGTGAAACTTTACCTTGAAACATTGGCAAGCGAAGGTGTACTTGCAGATGAGAACGTGGCACTTGACCCTAATTTCGAGTCAATTGGTGATAGCGTGTACCTTGCGATTAACTACCGTGAAGTTGACAGTTTAGAGCGCATTTTCTTAACAATCAATATTTAAGGGGGTATTTTTAGATGGCAAACGCAATGAACCCGACCAAAGTAATGAACGGCTCGTATGGACAAGTGTTCCACGAGGGTCAGTGGTTGATGAATATAAAACAAGTTGAAGCGACTGTCGAATTCAATAAACAGGAAATTCAACGTGCGGGCACAAGATGGACAGGTCACAAAGTTACTTCCATCAAAGGAACCGGAACTATGAGCGGTTATAAAGTAACAACTGACTTTTTAGACAAAATTGGTGCAATGGCTGAAAGCGATAGCGCAGGCGTATTCCAAACTGAATTAATTTTCAAATTGGATGACCCTGAAAGCTACGGCGTTCTTTCCATTCGATTAAAAGGCGTTCAATTTGACAAAGTTGAAATTCTAAAGTTCGAAGTTGGAAATATCGTTGAAGAAGAAATGCCTTTCACTTTTGAAGGCTATGAAGTGCTTGACCGAGTTCACCAGCCTTAATACTACTATAGACAGAGAGGCGGGTTTTATACCCGCCATTTTTTATTTCCTTTAAAAAAATTTTAACCTTGTGGAGGTACGTTTAGTATGACTAAGAAAAATGAACAAGATGTATTGGCAGCATTACTCAGTGTTGGAGATGCAAAACCTACAAAAGAATTTACAATGAAACGCTTTGGCGTAGATTTTGAACTACAAGCAATTGACGGTAATACCGTAAACCGGATGCGTGAACAAGCAACGTTTGTCACGAAGAAGGGAAAAGAATTTGACGATGAACTTTTTGGTGCGTTAATCATTGAAAAAGGGTGTAATGTACCGAACTGGAACGATAAAAAATTAATTGAAAAATACGGCTCTAGCGATAAAGCCATAACAAGTATATTATTAGCCGGTGAAATTGCGAAGCTATCAGGGGCAATTTTAGAGTTATCAGGCTTTGCTGATGATGAGGAAGATGAAATAAAAAACTAATAAAAGCTGGCGGCGAGGCGTTTTTCCTTCATATATGTATGCACCGGTTTCATTGGCGACCGGATGAAATATATAACTTGCCGCCAGAGACTAAACGTTTTATTTATGAAAGCATTGTATTTCAATTAGAAGAAGAACAAGATGCACACGAAAAACATATGAAAGAGATAGCACGTATGAATAGATAGGGAAGGGGGAGTTTTGGTTGGCAAATTATGAGTTAAAGGCGACACTGAAATTGGTTGATAGTTTTACTGGACCAATGAATAACGCAAAAAGAGCGCTGCAAGGATTCAACAGTGCTGCAAATACCGCCATTAGAAAAATGGAACAGCTAAAAGCCGCTCAAAAGAACTTAAACGGTATGACTGGTGGATTTAACCGTAGTATGACTGCTTACAATAAACATTTGATGAATACGAATGACGCATTAAAGCTTTGGAACAGTCAAACGAGAACGCTAAATCAAAACAGTCAAAGGTTTGGTGATACGATACGCCAAAATGCCGATGCACAGCGTAGGTTCAACCAGCAAATGCGAGGTTCAGGCGGAAGTGGCGGCGGAGGCAGCCGTAGTAGTCAAGGTAGTTTTGCAAAAATTGCCGGTGGTGCAATAAATAGCGTTTTAAATATACCGAAAAATATTGCAGGCAAAATGGGTAACTACCTATTAAACTACGGAATGAATTCAGTGATGAGCGGTGTTCAAAAAACAGCGCAAACAGGCGCGCAGCAATTTGCAGATAGCTTTTTTAAAGCGAGTGAATTTCAGTACAAGAGTGCGTCATTTGGCGCGTTACTTTCAACGCCTGATAAAAAAGCGAACCCTAACCTAATGAGAGATTTTGAAAATCAAGCAAAGTCATTATCAAAAGGCAGTATTTACGACCCAACCGAGATGCTTTCTATTGGTATGAACCTTTATAAAGCTGGTATGAACTACAAAGATATTAAAAACGGCGGTTTAGAGCAGACGGCTTATTTAGGTACTGCCGCTGATTTAGCCCCTGAAGATGCAGCCCTTGCATTATCATCATCAATGAACCTATTTAAAGGACAAGGATTAAACTCAAAACAAATTGCGGACAGTTTAGCGGTCAACGCCAACATTTCAGCAACTGACGTTTGGGGATTATATTTAGGTCAACGTCAAATGGGTGCGACAGCGATGATGTATAAGATGAAGTAT